TATGATAACATATCCGTTAACTTTACTGTTGATAATCAATTTAACAATTATTGGATGTTATATACATGGCTTAACTTATTAAATGATGAAGAACAGTCATTATATGATGCTAACCAAATAGTACCAGATCAATCTATAGTAAAAAAATCTGGTACATTAAATCCAAAATTACAACCTCAAGCTTATCAAACAGATTTAACTGTTTACGGTAAGGATGAATTTGATAAAAACATTATTAAATTTACTTACACTAAAGCTTTTCCAGTTTCTTTAGGTAGTATTGATTACAATTATAGAGACCCAGGTGAGATGGAAACAACTTTTGAATTTGCGTTCTCTCAATTCTTCGCAAGTTTAATATAAAAAGTTGTTCCAAAAAATATAAATAATAACATATGGCTCTCTCAATTACGTCACCCGGTGTCCAGATCAATGAAGTTGATCTAAGCAGAACATTAAACATACCGACTGGTACAAGCATTTTAGTTGCCGGCTATGCTCCCCAAGGCCCCACAGATGAAATTCTTACAGTTACAAGTCTATCAGAATGGGAAAGTATTTTTGGAACCCCAACAAATGCAGCAGAAAGATATTTTTACGAGACAGCACAGCCTTTATTTTTAACAAACGCAACAGTAAACGCATATAGACTACCATATGGAGCTAATCAAGGTCAAGGATTTGGTTCTAATTATGGCGCATTAGTATATCCAGTAACCCCAGTTGATGTAAATTATAGTAATGGTACTAATGCAAATTACGGCTACACATTAAACACATTTAATGCACTTTCATCCAATGTAATGTATGTAATTGGTGCACCAACACATTTTGAACTAACCCCAGATCAATATAATAACTTACAAGGTGGTAATGGAATTGCTTGGAGCAATATTCCATATACACAATTTGATAGTATATCTTCTTTTGCTAATGCCGGTATTGTTGTCTTAAACAATGGACAAACATCCATTAATAATAACTTTGCAGGATATTACTTAGGTATAGCTGATAATTCAAATATTAGTCCAGCTTCTAACTTTACAGACTTGTTAGCTGTTAATTCATTATTATCAGCTACGTATGAAACAACTAATTACGTACAAGTACCACAAACAAGATTATCATTTGCATTATCTTCACAATCAGAAAATTCATACGCTTATTCAAACAACAATGCAACATCAAATATTGGTTCAAGTGTATCACAAGTATTAGAAACAACACCAACATTTAACATTGGTACTCCTACATTTAATGACACGTTAATATTTGGATTGTTTAAATTAACGCAATCTAATTTTAACCCAACCACGACTCAATTAACATATTCATATGCTGAAAACGCAGTTGGTTCATTAGATTATTGGAGACAAATTAACCCATCAAATGGTGGAGCAGCAAAAAGCTTCTTCATTCATAATGTAAATGATGGTTCTCCTAATATTCAAATTGCAGTTAACCCATTTATTTCTCATAAAAACTCCAGTACATGGTTAAACAATGTTGGTGTTCCTACAAATTTTGCAAGAACAGTGACATCAGGATACCAAACAGTGCAATCAGCAACAACATTACTGCAACAATTATCAACCCAGTACGGTATTACAAATGCAACTACAGCTGCAGCGCAGGTATCTATACTAGCAAATTCTCTTAACGGTATATATAACAACCTTACATCTGTTAAAGGTGGTAGCGTTGATGCTTTATTCCCAGTTGGTTCGTTTAACAATACAAACCTAACCACAAAGGATTTAGGCACCATTCCAGCCAAACTTAACAGACTGTTTAATATAGCTTCTGATGTTGAGCAATATAATATTGATATTGTGGTAGATGCAGGTATGTCAACAATATTTGCAAATAGTCAATACTTTAATAATACACCTCAATTATCATCATCTAGTATATATTTTGATGATACAATTGTAGTTACATCAATATCTGGTTTAGCAGTAAACAATCTTAATGATGTTAAAGGAGCATCTAGAGATTATCTAGAAGCTTGGGGTGAAATCTTTAATCTTTACACAGGGTTCTCTGAACAAACAAGGAAAGATTGCTTGTATATAGCTGACTTACCAAGAAACATTTTTGTACAAGGTCAAAATTACCTTACGCTATCTAATCCAGCTAATAACTTTCCACAAAACATTTATCTACCAACCCAAAATATCTTAGCTCCATGGGCTTCAAGTTATGCAACAACATACGGTAATTGGGCTAGAGTGTTTGATAATAATTTAGGTCAATTTGTCTGGGCTCCATTCTCTGGTTTTGCAGCAGCTAATATGGCTAGAATGGATACAAACTTCCAACCTTGGTTTGCACCAGCTGGATTTACAAGAGGTAATTTAACAGGAACAGGCATTACTGATTTAGCAGTATTTCCAAATCAAAAACAAAGAGATCAATTATATAACATTGCTGTTAACCCAGTAGCGTTCTTCCCAAATGAAGGGTTTGTAATATACGGTCAAAAGACCCTATTAAAACAACCAAGTGCATTTGATAGAATTAATGTAAGACGTCTATTCTTAAATCTTGAAAAGGCTACAGCTTCAACAGTTAAATTCTTCGTATTTGAACCTAACACAGTATTGACTAGAACAAGAATTATCAATACTTTAACACCTTTATTCACAAATGCTAAGAACACTGAAGGTTTATATGACTTCTTAATTGTATGTGATGAGCGTAACAACCCACCATCAGTTATTGATGCAAATACATTAGTCGTTGATATATACTTAAAGCCAGTTAGAACGGCAGAGTTTATATTAGTCAACTTCTACGCAACTCAAACAAGTCAAAACTTTAGTGAATTGGTTGGATAATAATTTATGACAAAAGGCCAAACCGTATTCTTTACCACGTCATTTGATAATAATGAACGTTCTGGGGTTATCCAAGAGGTAACCTCAGTAGGCTATCAAATTAACAATGTATGGTACTCAAGAAACGACATTAAAGTTAAGAATATCTTATTAGATAGTAAAACCCCAATTCAAGACAAGCAATTGATACTTGGATAATTAAATAATAATATGGCAGACGTAAATCAAACAATACAGGACTTTTACACACAAGCACAATCTAAAGACTTTGCACGTAGCAATTTGTTTAGAGTGCTTAACATTAACTTCGGCATTGAACCATCAGGCTTTATCTCAACAAATGATTTAGTATATGCACGAACAGCCAGTTTGCCAGCCAAAACCATTACAAATGTACAAGCTCCATACATGGGTTTGAATTTTAACATACCAGGCGTTGCTCAATATCCAAACAGTGAAGCATATGTTATCAATTTTTATGCTGATGAAGCACAAAAGATTAGAGAAAAGTTTTTACAGGTTGTAAATGATACATTTAATGATGCAACAAGCACAGGAAATTATTTTACACCTAAACAATCTGCAGTTATTGATTTAGTTCAATTAGATAAGCAACTAAACAAGGTTGCTCAATATCAATTAGTTGGCGTAAGCATTAGACAAGTCGGTGCTCTAGAGTACGACATTACATCAACAGGTGATATACAAAAATTTGATGTTACCTTAGCCTACCATTACTGGCGCAAGACAGGATAATAGTAGAGAACATTAAAATATAGTAACGCTGTACACTAGTTGTACAGCGTTTTTTGTGATTAAATATTTGAATGTCAGGTATATTAAATGCAGTAGGTAATGCAACAGCAGCATTAGCAACAGTTGGCGGTATTAGCCAACCCGGTACCCTTGCAGCCCCAAGCACAATAGTTTCAAATATAGCCATACCTGGTATACCATTAATTAGTTTTAGAGATTATTTTTTAACAACAATGGAATCATGGGTAGCTACCATACCATTAAGAACGCAATTCATAGCTATTATACAAGAATTTCCAGCTACATTAAATTCAACTATATTACAATCTTTAGAAAATGTACAAGGTGACAAAAAAGGTTGGAATATTGACAATGCAAGAACAGCTTTAATTAATTACCCGCTACAAAACATAGTAGGTTGTATATTTTTAGATGGTGCTGATATACCAGACGATTCAGTTGCTCCAGCATTTGCACCGATTGAAAATAATAGAGGTTTTAACCAGGGTAGTATTCTTACAAATAGAAGCGCATTTGCAAATTCTCCATTAACACTAAGAT